GTGACCGGCATCGTGTCGCCACCGACCACCCTCGACTCGCTGCGCCTGCTCGCCGATGCACTGGAGCAGGCGCAGATCGAGGTGTCCCAGCTGCTCCAGCAGCGGCGCGACCTTGCCCGCGAGGCGCGCGCCGAGGGGCGTCCGGTCACCGACATCGCTGCCGCTATGCGTATGAGTCGGCAGAAGGGTTACGACGTCCTCGGCTGACACGGCTGGCGACGTACGAACCAGCTGGCGGGAACTCGCGCACAAGGGTTTTCCCCGACGCGAGCGCCGACACCCTCTCCACCGGGGAGCTGAAGGCCACGGTGGCGCCCACCACACCGGTGCCGCCGTAGCCACCGATGAACCAACGCACCCGGCACAGCTGCCACTCCGGGACCGTGGGGACGCTCGCGGGCAGGGTCATCAGTGTTCCCCTCGCATCTGTTCTCGCACATCAGTGGGCATCGGTGGCACGCTCGGGTGCCCGGGTAGCTGCGCACTGATGAAGTCGAGCAGACGCTCGACGTAGGCGATGGCGTTGTGCAGGGCGCGCTGCGTTTGGTAAAGCTTCCGTTCGGTGGCCGCCTGCCGCAGCTCGATCTCGGTGATCCGCTCGTCTTGGTTGCCGAGGCGTTTCAGCAAACTGTTGGACAGGGTTTCGTACCCGTCCATCGCGTCTTTGCGCCGCTCCACGTCGTCGTGGGAGACGATGACGGCTTTGTCCTCGGCGCGGGTGATGGCCGCCGCGGCCTTAGCTTGCCGGCCGGTGTACCGCACCCCCAGGTAGGTGAAGACAGCTCCGGCGACGCCGCCGAGGGTGGCGAGGACTTCACTCCACGACATCAGAATCTTCCCCTTCTATAGGGAGGATGAAGGACGGGGTTTCTGGCCACCCGGAGATGGTGAAAACGAGGATGACAACGGTGGCCCACACGATGGCCCCCAGCCACCCGTTGGGGGCGCCGTCCGGCCCTCCCGGGACCAAGTGGACGATCCACGCCCAGGTGTAGGAGGCGGTGCGGACGATGGGCATCAAGATCAGGGCCATGTACCCCCAGTCGTCGCGACGCCCAGCAGGCCGCCACGCAGCGGACAGGGCGAGCAGGGAGGTCCCCAACCACAGGCCGGCGTTGAGCCACGACGGCAGCGCCTGGTGGAACAAACCGAGCTGCGGTCCGCCCGCGGCGTACGGGTCGGTGATCGTGGAGATGCCGATGAAAAACCAGATGACGCCCAGGATGAGCAGCACACCCCCCCGCCGCCCCAGGCGGGATGCTGGGCGTTTGAGCCACAGCCGGGGGTGCTCTACGAGGCGGAACCGTGCCCTCTTCACGGCGCGGGTGCCGCGGTGGCTCCCACGGGCTCGGAGACAGGCGGGGCGGGGGCGGCGGTGTTCCCCACCGGCACCGGGCTCGGGGGGCGCACCGCGGTCACGACGTCCACGCTGGGCGGGGGGGTGATCGGCCCGGCGTGGACCACCGGGGCAGGCGCGTCGGGCACCGGGGCGGGCTTCAAAGCTTCGGGGGCGGGCGGGCTCGCAACCACCGCGGTCGGTACGTACTCCGGCACAGCGCTGATCGCAGCTTTCAGCGACTCGGCAGCGTACGGCGACCGCTTACTCAGCACCGGCACCACCACCCCGAGCGCGGTTTCCACGGTGACCTTGTTGGCCGGGGTGGCGTACACGATCTGGTGCCCGCCGATCAGGGCGACCACGGCCAGACCCCAATCCTGCGGGCTGATGGTGCCGGTGGTGGCGTAGGCGGGGAGGAGTACAGACAGCACGCCCACCAGGGCGCCGGCGATGGCCTTGAAGTTGCGGCGGAAGTAGTCCATCTCAGGTGCTCGCTTTCATGGTGAGGGTGGCCAGGGCGCTCTTCAACGCCGCGGTCACATCGGGGGCTGCACCGGGCACACCGGCCGGTGCGGCGAGGATCGCGTCGAGCTTGCGGGAGCAGTCAGCGGCCCGGGCCGCGGCGGTCTCCGCTGCCATGAGGGCGGCGGTGGCGATCTGTCGAGGGGACCCAACCCAAGGGACACCGTCGAAGGTCGGCGGGTTGGCGGCGGGGTCGCGGCCGACGCCCCACGAGAGCAGCGCCTCCAGGCGCGCTATCTGAGCGGTTTTCTGCGCCAAGTCACCGCGAAGGTCTCTGTTGAGCTGGCTGAGCCCTGCCACCTCCTTGCTGATGGCGGCCAGGGAGCCGCGTACGTCAGGCTCGAAGCTGGGTGTCACTGCCATGTCATCCTCCTGGGTGATTACTGCGGGTGTGGCGCCGCCGAGGAGGGCGGCGAGTTGGTCACGGGTGCCACGGAACGCGTTGCAGTCCACGGCTTTCCCGGCGATGCTGGCGGCGTCGGTGAACTGCAAGATGTCCACGTTGCGACCACCGAACCCCGCCCAGTTCCCAGCCTGGTCACCGGGGTACAGTGCCGACGCAACACCAGACCCCGACACGTACGACGACTGGATCAGGCCTGGCACCGCGGCGATGTTGGGGGAACCGATCTGCTGCCAATACCACCGCGGGATGTAGGACAGGGCGACGTGCACACCCCGGGCTTGGATGGCGTTGAGCACCGCCCAGAACTGATCGATGTTCCCGCCGTTGGCTTCGAAGTCCAGCATCGCGGGAATGCTGTTGTCCCCGAGCTGCTGGACGAACGTGTCCGCCTGTGAGTCCGGGGTGTTGTCGCCGCGCACGTAGTGGTACCCGGCGAGCAGCAGACCGTTCGCGCGGGCGGCGTCGCGGAAACCGGGCCAGGTGCGGTCCTGGAAGTAGTTGCCCTCGGAGACCTTGCAGAACACGAAATCGAAACCTTCGGCTTTGACCTGCGCGAGGTTCAGGCCGGCCTGGAAGTTGGCGATGTCGGGGCCGAAGATCGTCACCGTTCAGAGTCCTTTCGTGTCGAGCCACGCGATGTTCTCGATATAGGAGGCCAGGGATTCGTCGGTGGTGGCGCCCTGCGCGGTGTTACCCGCCGGGGCGGGGACCGCGCCCATCCCACGCAACTGCGAGGCCAGCGTCGATGAGGGCGGTGGCCACATCACGCCCATCCGGCAACGTGATCACGGCCATCCACTCGTCGCCGTACTTGTACGGTTTCACCGTGTCGATACCCACCGCGGCGCCTGTCACCAGTTCGGTGACCAGGGCTGTGGCGGCAGCGCCCTGCACGCTCTTCACCGGCGGGGTGTTGATGCCCCACAGGCGCAGCCGCTGCTCAAAGGTGACGATCCCGTGGAAGCCGATGTCGCGGGTGAGCCGGGCGGTGAGCGAGTCGCCGTCGATGACACGGGTGATCGTGGAGCCTGGCCACGACCACAGCATCAGGTCGGTTCCTTACGCAGCTCGTCCAGCTCGGCGCGGGCCGCGTCTCGCTCCGTCTCGGCGGTGGCCAGGCGCGTGGCCTGCATGTCCGCCAGGGCGGCGAACTTTGCCCGCCCGTCCAATGCCGCATGTAGCTGCTCCTGGTAGGCCTCGGCCAGCCTGGCGGCGTACAGCTGCGGGTCGATGCTCACCGGGCCTTGCGCGTTCACTTCACTCATGATGTGGCCACCCCAACTTCCTGCCCGGATGCTTTGCGGGCCTTCAGGTTTGTTTTGTCGAGCACGGTTCTCGCGCACCCGTTCTCGCGGCAGAAGTGGTAGGTCACCATTCCGCCACCGGCGGTGTGGTCGGCGGCTACCACCGCGCGGTCGATGCCACCGTTGCCGACGTCGGTGCCGCACCGGTCGCAACGGGTGGCGCCGTCCGGTTGTGCGCTCATGCGGTGTATCCATTCTCTCGTTCGGCGCGAGCGATCACATCGGTGGCGTGCTGGCGACGTGGCTTCACTTTGCGGAATTGGTCCAGCTCTTGGTCAAGACGGCGGCAGGTCTCCCAAAGCAGGCCAACCATGTCTCCCAGGTCGTAGCCCAGACCGTCCGATAGGCCGGTGATGCCCATGGGGCGCTGCAAAAAGGCGGGTATGTCCTGAGCCATCGGGCTCAGGTGAACGATGTCCAGCGGCGGTGGTCCCGGGATATTGTTGCCATCGGAATCTTCGAGTTCGGCCCGCTCGCCGTTGTCCTTCCGCTTCCACCGAGTAGCGGGCGCCTGGCGGAGCACACGGAGCACGTCCATATCTTCCAGGCTTTCGATGCCAGTCTTAGACCGCTCATCGGACTGCACGGCAAATCCGGCTCCGCGAAAGAACGCCCACCTACCACCGTTTCCCGCAGTCGAATCCAAGTTGTTGTGCGACTCATAGCGAGCTTGAACATCAACCAGGGTGGTGCCCAGGCAAATGGCCCCATCCGATTGGTATGTATTATCCGCAATGTTATTACCCCCGACTAACAAGGCGTAGAGTTGATTCCGCCTCTGACCCGGAATACGACTTAGCGGCAACCCGTTGCCAATAAATACCTTATCGGAATACAGAGTAACATCTGCGCGGGCGTTAAGAAGTATTGATTTGCCCGAGGTTGTAAGGCTTATGTTTCCGTTAGCACCGAATGCATTAATCTCGACCCCAGTATTACTGAGGCCAATACTTCCAGTCCCACCGTCGCCGCGCAAAGTTATAGACGCGCTTTGAGCGAAAATCTTCCCGCCAGAGGTATCATTAGTCATCTTCATGAAAGTTTCATACAAATGTACCCGAGTATCGAAACCCGGACCTATTTGCATATCCACGGTTTTGGTTGGAGAAGCGAGGTCATAGTAATGAGTCAAGCGTCCACTATAAACCGTTTCGCCAACTGTCCAGTTAACTCCTTCCGGTCCGTTACTACCCATGCTAAAGCGAATAGCTTGCAAAATCGGTGCACCGACATATGCGGTATTTGGCGCTATCTCGATGTACTGCTCACTGTTCAGCGGACCGGCTGAGGTGGCAAAGCGGGACCCCGAAATACTGGAACCAGTGATGGTGCCAGTAAACGATGCGGTGCCATCCGTGTTGATTGCCACGGTCAGAGCGCCCGCAGCATTGAAAGCCCTCAGGCCCAGTGCGCTCAGCACTACGCGAGCGCCTGTGTCCGCAGTCTTGATCTGCGCCGATAGGGTGATGTCTGCAGTCAGTGAACCTGCCACCAGCTTGCCGACACTGAGGTTGGCAATGTTCGCATCGGTGACCGACAGGGCGGCCAGGATTCCGCTCGCTGCGGTGATGGTGCCGACCACCAGCTCCGCCGCGGTGATCGTCCGGGCCGCAATCTCCGTGGCGGTGATGCTGTCCGCCGCCACCTTGCCGGCGATGACACTGTTCGCGGCCAGCTTGTCGGCGACCACGCTGTTCGCGGCGAGCTGCGTCGCGGTAATCGCATTGGCTGCCACCTCGCGGGCAGACACGGCGCCGACGATCAGCTTCCCGCCGGTCAGGGTGTTCGCGGCAATGGCGTCCGCCAGGATCGACCCGGTAACGATGATCGAACCGTCCACGATGGACGCGCTGACGGCGTTAACCGGCGTTCCGTTCTTGTTCAGGAACAGCAGAAGGTCGTCGGCACCGAGCGTCGGGAGGATATCCCCGGCCTGCAACGGGCCGCCGGCACCGCCGTTGTACAGCCACCACACAAGCTTGTTGCCCGTCCACCCCGTGGGGATGGGGAAGGACACTCCGGCGTACTGGATGGTGAAGGCCGACCAGGTGATCGCCCCGACCTGCGGGGTGTTGGCGGTGAGCGTGGGTGCGGCCACCGCTTACTTCTTGTGCCCGTGCTCGGGGTCGGGCTGCTCACGCTGCGGCATGGGCTGCACCGTCCGATCCAACTTCGGCTTCACCGGCGCCTTCTTCGGCTTAACGGGCGCAGCAGTCTTCTTCTCCGACATGGGGACTCCTGGGCTCAGTAGAGGACGTGGTTGAGGATGTTCAACTTCGGCGCCGTGATCGCGCCTGCCCCGAGCTGTGTGGCGCCGACCTGGCCGGTTCCGATGTTCCCGGCCTGGACTGCCTGGGCACCCAGCTCGGCGGTGGACACGCTGCCATCGGCGATCTGAGCCCCCCCGATCTGCCCCACGCCGACCTTCGGGCCAGTGATCGACCCATCGGCCAGGGCGGTGGTGCCCACGGCGCCAGCGGCGAGCGCAGCTCCTGTGACGGAACCGCCAGCCAGGTTTCCTGCCTCGACCGCTCCGCCGGAAATCTTCCCCAGGGTCACGGCGCCACCGGCTAGCTCCGGGCTGCCCACCGCGCCAGCCGCGATCTTGCCCGCACCAACCGCTCCGGCCGCCAGGGCCGCGCCGCCGACCGCGCCTGCGGCGATGGCAGCTGCGCCCACCGCCCCGGCGAGGATGGCGGCGGCGTCGATCGAGTTGTTCCCCACCGCAGCCGGGATCGAAGAATCCACGGCCACCCTGGCAATGCCGCCGTCGTTGACGAAGACCAGCGTGTCCGACGCCAGCAGGGTGGGCTTCACGTTCGAGGTCTGCATGATCGTCGCGCTGGTTCCGGGCGCGAACCAGGCGTAGCGGGCCGCGGTGTTCCCGTCCGTCAGCAGGTAATCGGTGCCGTTGTAGACGACGTGCAGCGAGGTCCAGGCGATGCTCCCGGCTGCCGGGGTGTTGTTCGTGACGGTGTAACCCGTCAGCGCGTGGCGCTGCAGCACGAGATCCTCGGCGTAGACCTTGCCTCCGGAACCCGTGCGACGCTCCACGTCGTAAGCCTGGGCAACTCGGAACTCGACGTCGCGGAGGAAGTGCGCCATCTCCCCGTGCACGATGGCTCGCACGTCATGCGCGGTCAATCCGCGGCGCCGCTGAGGGAGGAACTCGATAATCGTCTTTGGCAAAAACATCTGCGGTACCTCTCAGTAGAGGAGGTGCTGTTGGGTGCGGAACTTGCGGGCGGTCAGGATGAAGTCAGCGAGCTGTGGGGCGTCAATCGCACCCGGCGCGATGTCGGGGGTATTGAGCAGAGCCATCTGACCGGTGACGACCGGGCCCGGGGGGGCGACGCCGTCGCGGTCTCGGGCCACCACACGCACCCCGTAGGTCACCCCGTTGACCAGGGGGGTGGTGTCAGGGAGGGTGCGGAGCACCGCCTGGGTCCCGGTGGTGGTGACCGCCCTCGTCGCCGGCACCGCGACGAACGCCAGGACGGCGGATAGGTGCACGTCGTAGGTGACCTGGTCGGTGTTGGCCTCCGCCGGCCACACCACGAACAGGGTGCCGATGCCCCCGGTCAGCGTTGGGGTGGGCGACGCAGCCGGCGGCCGGCCATCCGACAGCAGATCCCCGAACGCAATGGGAGTGCCGGCAACGGCCGCGGACGGGGTGGAGAAGCCCCCGGAGAGGGACCGGCACACCAGGCGCACATAGTGCGGCACCGGCGGCAGGGACACGGTGATGTCTCCACCCCGGGGCGACTCGAACGTTCCTCGCAGCGTCACAGCAGACGTCGCGGGGAACGTCGGGTCGGTGGATGCCTGCGCCTCCACCCGGGCGTAGTCCATGGGCGCGATCGCGCCAGCGAACGTGCCATCGAAGTGGATCTTCAAGCCACCCAAGACCGGTGTAACCGTCGCAGCGGTCGGCGTAGGCGGCTTCGGCCCCGACAGGCTGATCGCAGCGTGGGTGCCGTCGAACTGCTGGCCAAGACGCGAGCCGATCCGGCCATCGATGTCGTATTCGTTGATCCCCCCGTCTTCGATGGACGAATCCGCGAGCTGCGGTTTCCGCTCCAAGTCCCGCAGCCGCTGCTGCACCTGCGCGATGGTGCGGGCCAACTCGTCGACGCTGCTCACAACGCCGCCTTATCGGAGCGCACCACCGTGTATGCGGCGGTGTCCGCCGCTTCGGGGGTGATGGTGGCGGCCACCACCCGAAACCACAGGTCCATGTCCACCCACCCCAATTCGCCCACCACCCGGATCTCGTCGCCCACCGCCACCGCACCCACCGGGGCGTTGGGGTGATCACGCACCACCACCCGGGTGACGTCGAGGAGGCCTTGACGCACCCCGAGCTCGCGGCGCCCCACCGCGGTGAGCTGAGCGGGGTCGCGGAGGGCTTTGTCCGCGACGACCGCCACCCGCCGCACCCGCCCATCGGCCACGCTCACGTCGGCGCCGCGCACCATGTCCCGGCCCTCACCCGACCCCAGGCTGACCACGGTGTTGGCGAACCCGGCGCCGTCACGGGTGGGTTCCGGCAGCACCGCGATGTTCTCGCCCACGACGAAGCGCAGATCGGTGCGCCGTCGTCCCAGCCGCGGGTACCCCAGGCGCAGGAAGTGCTCGACCCGCTCCCCGTTCCAGCGGTGTTCCTCGTGGTAGTCGAAGGGGGTTTCCCTCGCCAGGTTGTCCAGCTCTTTCCCGAGGTCGTCGGTCGACCACCAGTTGAGTTTCCGGGGACCGGCCTGAAACCCCACCGCGACACCGGCACCGGTAGTGAACGCGACGTCGCGCACCGGCTCACCCACCCGCACCGGGCTCACCGTCGCGTCGACCTGCACCCCCAGGTCACCACCCGGCTGGGACTGCAGGTGCACCCAGATGTGGCGGGCGATGTCCAGGGGATCAGCGTCGACGAACGAGACGTCCCCGCCGTAGGGCATGCCCTGGGGGTACCCGGCGAACCCTGTGCAGTCCAGTTTCCACTGACCCGCAGCACCGAACGCCGACGAGGTGAGGATGGCGCCCGACCGGATCTGCCCGTCGGCCTCCGCGTAGACGGCGGTGGACCACTCCACCAGCAACGGTGACCCGTCGGAGGTTTTGAGCCTGGCCACTTCGGGGGTGATCGTCGCCGACAACCCACCCGGGCCGGACAGGGTGTCGGTGATCTGCACTCCACCCAGGGGCAGGTCGGTGTCCAACCACACCCCATCCGACAGACGCTGCGCCAGGTACCGCCACGCCACTCAGACCGCCCGCTCATAGAACTGCACGTCGACAGCCGCCTGCGACCCGTCCTCGACTCGCAGGCGCCCGGGGAACGAGGCGGGAAACAGGATGCGCCCCTCGACCACCACGTCCTGCACGGTGCCGCGCTCCGCCGCGGTGAAGAATGCCCCGCCCGTGAGGGTGAACGCTTCGCGGCCCGTGCTGTTCGCGGCCGGCGCCGGCTCGGAGTCGAACTCCAGGATTTCCCCCCCGGACACCCCACTCCCGAACAGCACCCGCAGCTCGGTCCCTACCGGGCCGCCGGTGCGCACCACCCCCGACATGTGCACGAAGATGTTGCACTCCGTGGCCCACTCCGGGATAAGGATGCTCGGCTGAAACTGGGTAAGCCACCGCGTGTACACCTCGGTGGTGACGGTGGTGGCGGCCGCCGTGGCGAACCCGGTGGAGGCGGTTTCGCGGTGGCTGCGAGGCTGACCCAGCTTCCGTAGATCCGTGATCATGGCGGCCGTGATCGCACCCGTGGAAGCGGGAATGTCGATGCGTGCCAGGGCAATCGCCGGGTACCCGAGGTTCAGCTCCTTGGCGGTCCGGGTAGTAGCGGGCACCCCGCTGAGCACCCGCCCGTAGACGTAAGGACCGGCCTTCACGGTGCCTGGTCGACCCGGAGTGCCTGGCGTCTGCCACGGTGAGTACTGCGGGTCCTCCACATCGATGATGACCAGGTCGGACCGGGGGCCGGCTGCTGTGGTGGGTGCGATGGGCACGTCGAAAGCGTCGGGCCGCCCGAAACTGTAGGTCTGCTGCGCCCCGCCCACCGAGCGGTTCAACAGATGCGCTGAACCTGCCGCGATGGTCACCGCCCCACCGGGGACACCCAGGGCTGTGATCTTGAAGTCCCCCGGACTGACGACTCCCTCCGCCCCCTGCGTCGCGGCGTAAGCCAACCTCCGAAAGACCTCAGCGTTGTGCTCAGCCCCACCACCCACCAAAAATGGAACGTCAAACGCCATGAGGCACAACCCTTCGGGTCACAGTGAGTGGTAAGCGGGGCGCCACCACACGGACGCCTTCGCGGTGTTCGTCGCGTCGATGCCGGTGAACAGGACCTCGGTGCGACCGGGCGTGAGCTGCAGCTGCGATAGTCGGGTGCGACGGGTCAGGAGACTGCCGCCGCTGGTGCCGTCCTGGCGGAGCACCATCCGCGCCCACGGTGCCCCGCTGGCCTCCACCCACTCCCCGGCCGCCAGGGACCCGGCCAGGCCGAACTCCCATGCGCCCACCCGCACCAGGAGATTGGTGCCCGGCCCGGTGAGGCGCACCCGGCACCACGCCGGTGCTGTCCCCCCCACGTCCACCACACCAGTGCGGGTACTGCCCCCCACCGTCGTCAACGGCGACACAAAGGGGCTGACCAGACCACCGAAGCTGGCGGGGACCAAGCCCACATCAACCCGGTCCTCGACGTCGGAGTAGTGCAGTGCGTCGGCGCACTGGAAGTCGGCGGTGATGGGGATGACACCGCTGACCATCCGGTTGTCCACCGATGCGGCCCAGCGCCGTGGGCGGCCGTACACGACCCGCACCCGGCCGGGCAACCCGTACCGCAACGCCAGCACCGCGCCCGGTGTGTGGCGCCCCGCTTGATTCCGCCACACACCGGCGAGCTGCTCCGACGCGGCCAGGGCGGCGACAGGGTCCATGGGGCGCTTCACCAACATCTGAAACGCCCACGTGGGGCCCTCGAGGTAGTCGCGGCCGAACGCCACCGAGTCACCCATGGGCTCCGGGGTGTCCTGGGTGCGCCACGCCGCAGCGCCAGGGTCGAACCCGGCCACGGTCACCAGCTGGCCATCGCCGAAACTCACTGCGCCCAGGGTGAACACGTAGTCGTCGCTCACGGGTAAACGCCGCCGCGGTTGGTGCGGCGCAACGCGAACAGCAACTCGTCAGCGACATCCGAGGGTCGGTCGGTGCGGCCGCGGGCGTCGATGCTCACACTGATCCCGCCCTCGGCGACAACGGTCCGACCCTCGGCGGTGGAGGCCGGTGCGCGCGGGGTGCCCGACGCGTACATGCCGCCGGCCGCGAAGGCCATCACCGGGCGGCCCTTCGGCACCAGGGTGTAGCCGAACTCGGCGGCTACATCACTCAGCACATCAGCTGAGCGTCCCCGCTTCGCCGGGGACAGCGGGATGTACGCCTCCCCCCCGGTCTCCGGTTCTGCCCACACCCGCCACGCGCCCGCGGGTGCCACCTGAGCCACGTGGGACTCCACACCGCCGCCCGCGTAGTAGCGGACCATCCCGCCATCCGCCTTGGTCAGCGTCCCGCCGGGCACCTTGATGTCGCCGTTCGGCAGCGTGTAGGTCACCTCGATGTTGGCGCTGCGCGGCCGGGTGAGCTCGGCCAGCGCAGCGTTCGCCGCCGACGTGTTCGCCGAAACGTTCACGGTGCCGTCCGGCAGTGTGGTCACCGTGAACCCCACCTGGCGGAGTGCCGCGATCGCGGCGTCGGAGATGACCCCGACGTTCACGGTTTCGCTGGGTGGCACGGCGTTCGCCGCTTCCCGCACACGGGCCAGTTCGGCCTGCGACTGCTGCGACCCCGGGGTGGCCACGTTCGTGATCGCGTTGGCGGGGATGGCCAACACCTTGTCGGCATAGCGCTGCGCCTCTTGCTGATTCATCCCGAACTGCACAGCGGTCGCCACCAGATCAGCGCGACTCGCCGTCAACGAGTTGCGGAACGCCGCCTCCGACCCTGTCTCCTTGAAAATCGCGTCGGCGAGGTCACCCGCCTTCTTCGCCTGATCGTCCAGGGCGGCCGCGTTGTCCCGACCCGCCTTGGTGTTGATGTCCAGTCCCGCGGAGTACCCCTCGGTTCCCGCGGCGATGTCACCCAAACGCTGCTTTGTGTCGGCGAGCTGCTGAATGTAGTCGCGTTGCGCCGCACGGGAATCCAGTGCACGCCCGTTGTAGGCGTCGAGGGCTTTCACCAGGTCGTCAAGGGCCTTGCCAGTGTCCAGCGCTGCCGCCTGCACCTTGTCGAGGCCCTTCGCGGAGTCCGCAGACGACTTGGATGCGGTGTCCTGCGACGCGCCGAGCTTCGCCGCCTCCGCGGTGGTGATGCCCAATGCTTTCGCCACCCGGTCGGCGCTGGTCTCCTGCACAGCACCCGAGTCCTGGGCGGCGGCAGCTTGCCGACGGGCAGCATCAATGTCGGAGTTGCGGGCACCGACCAACCCGTTGAAGGCGTCCTGGGCGGCATTCGCAGCCGTGAACTGGCTTTCCAGCTCCGCGCCGACGCCGCCGACGGCCGCCGCATCGGCGGGGATGTCGCTCCACGTGGCGCGCAGCTTCGCGAACGCCGCGTCCACACGGCCCGCCGCTTCACTGTTGCCGGACAGGGCGTCCGTAGCGTCCTTCGTCGAGATGCCCAGGGCCTCAAACGTTTTCAGCACCGAGTCTTGCGAGTCGCCGACTTTCGTCGCTTCCAACGCATTCGCTGCGAGGGTCCGCGTGTTCGCGGTGATCGCGCCGTCGTTCTTCAAGATCTCCGCGGACAGGTCCTTCACCCGGTCCCGGAGTTCCGACTGGGCACCGGACGCTTTGCCGCTGGCCGCCGCCCACACGCCGAGGCCCACGGTGATCGCGGCCAGGGCGATGCCCAGTGGACCGCCGAGCAGCCCCATCGCCCGCGACGCGGCCGTCGCAGCGACACCCACAGCACCCGCTGAATAAGTCAGCAACGTCAGCTGCTCCCGTAACGCCAGGACCCGGGGGATCGCGATCAGCGCCGCGCCACCCACCAGGCCCACTGTGGTCGCGGTGATCCCCAGCACCAGCACCGTGTTCCGCACCGGCTCGGGTAGGTCGGAGAAGAACCGCACGAGGTCGCGCACCACCTCGGTGGCGGAGACGATCGCCGGGAGCAGCACCTGGCCGATGCTGATCGCGGCGTCGTACACGGCGTTACGGGCGATCGCCAGCTGCGATGCGGTGGTCGCGTACCGGGCGTTGGCTTCGTTGGTCAGCGCGGTGTTCTCCGACCACGCCTGATTACCGGTCTTGATCGCGGTAGTCAGCAGGTCGCCCGCGTTCGCGCTGCGCAGCAACGCGTCCCGCACCCGGATCTCGGAGTAACCCAACTGGTCGAGGGTGCCGAACGTGTCGCCGCCAGCCGCCTGGATCCGTCCGAGGCCGCTCACGAAACTCTGGATGCCGGTGGAAGCGTCCACCTCGTAGGCCCGGCGGAACTGCTCAGCGGACACCCCGGCTACCGCGGCGAACGCGTCGAGGCTGGTGCCCCCGTTGCGCACGGCCTGCGCGATGTCGATGACAACCTTCGAGATGGCGCTGCCGCCGGCTTCAGCTTCGATGCCCACCGAGGACAGCGCCGAGGCGATACCCAGCACGGCGGGGGCGGTGAGCCCAGCCGTGGTCCCCGCGCCAGCGAGGCGCAAAGCCATCGCCAGAATGTCCTGCTCGGTGGAGGCACCGGAGTTGCCGAGCGCGACGATCGCCGACCCGAGCCGGTCGGCGTCACCACTGGCCACGCCCATGATGTTGGACATCTTGGCGATGCCGGTGGCGGCCTCCTCGGAGGTCAGGTTCGTCGCCTCACCCATGTTGATCATGGTCTTGGTGAACTGGGCGACGTCCTCACGCTTGATCCCCAGCTGCCCCGCCGCCTCAGCCACACCCGCGATCTCCGTCTGCGACGCCGGCAGCGTCAACGCCAGCCCGCGCAGCTCCTTCTCCAGGCTGGCGATCTCCTCCGGCGACCCGGACACGGTCTTTCGAACACCAGCGAAAGCGGACTCCCACTCGATTGCCGCCTTCGCTGACACGGCCAACCCAGCGGCGCCGGCCACCCCGAAAGCCACCATCGCGGTGCCCAGGTCGGTGATTGCCTGCCGGGAAGCGTCCTGCTGCTTCTGGGCTGCCGCCAGGTCACGGGCCATCTGCCGGGTGAGTGTCCCCGCCTGCTCCATCGACCGGCGCAGCTCGTCGATGTCGACGCCGATCCGGTAGTTGAGGTTCGTCGCCACCACAACCGCCTCCTCTCACTCCTGGTCGATCGTCGCTGCCACGCACCGGGGGCAACGGCCCGCCCCGCCGTGCACTAGCCGGATCTGCAGCCCGCGGGGCCGCTCATCATCGGGCAGCGTGTCGGCGGTGCGTTCGGCTTCCACGCACCCCATGCACTGGTGCAACTCGGCGTGGAACGCGGTCCTGTCCGACACCCAGTCGTCGGGGTGCGTGCCGCACGAGCCGCACCGCCGCGCCTCGAACCCCTGGTAATCGAGGGCCGCATCCTGGTCGAAGATCGACCAGGAGAGGAAGACGCTGAGGGGGATGCCGAGGGGGCCGCAGTAGCGCATGCGGGCGGCGTGCAGCGGGTCCCGGCTCAGCCTTTTGGGTCGGCCGCCACATCGAACGGGCGAAGGTTCAGCTCGGTGACCTGTGCCCGGAACGTGTCCCGCTGTCCTGCGGTGGTTGCCGGCGAGGCCAGGAACTCACCCCACCACTGCTCGTCCTGCAGGTCCTCGGCGACGCACGACGCGGCGAGGATCACCGGCAGCGCACGCTGCCAATCAATCCACTGGTCGTCCCCCTCAGCGGGGTGAGCAGCAACGACGGCTTCCCACTCCGGTGCGGGCAGCGCCACCATCTCGATGGCCGCGTAACACGCGCTTTGTGCATTGAGCGCCCGCTGCACCTCGTCGCGCAGCGGGTCCAGTTCCGCTTGGAGGCGGGCCACATCCTCCTCGTCCACGTCACCGGCCCGCGCATCGTCCAGCGCAGTAAGGGTGTTGTTCAGCCGGATGCGTGCGGCGGCCAGCAGCTCGCTACTCGTCGCGGTGTCCTCCACCTGGACGAGCACCGACGCCCGTCGCCGGGCCCGGCCCTGCAGGCGCTCACGGAGACTCATCAGACGGTCGGGATGGTGACGTCCTCGGCGGGCTTGCGGGTGATCGCGAAGTCCACCCGCCGGGTGGTTGCCGCCGACAGGCTGCGCTGCTTCGGTGTGCCACCTACCGCGCACGGGAAGATGTCGCCCTTGGTGGAGGTGAGACCGTTGTCGAGGAACACCATGAACCCGGTGACACCCTCCTTGAGGATCACCCGCGAGTCCACACCCAACCGGTCCACGTACAGGGTGAGGGACGAGTCGTCGGCGACGCTCGTGCCGATGATCTTGCCGTCGAACGTGGTTCCCAGGCTGGGGGTGTCGATGAAGTTGGTCTTGGTGCTCCACCCGTTCCAGTCCGCCAGCTCATCGGACAGGTCGGTGCCAGCGTTCAACTCCGCGAACGTGGGTGCCTTGTAGTCGACCATGGTCGGGCAGAAGATGGCCTTCGACAGGCCGCGCTGGAAGAACCGGGTGGTGGTGGGTGTCTTGGACGGGGCGATGGGCATATGTCAGTCCTCCGGGGGATGGGCGGCGGGGATTAGGTGGCTGGCTTGGTTTGCGCGGGCGTCTCGCCCTGGCCGTCGAGCTCGTCGCGCAGCGAACCCGCCTCACCGGCGAGGCGCCAACCGGACTGCTCGTAGTGGCGGACACCCTCCGCGGGTACTCGTGCTGGGGCGCCGATGTCGGGGTGCTCCATCCACACGAAGCCACCGTCCTCGGAGGCGTCCGCGATCTGCTTGTCGGTGGCTACCCTGCGTGCCTTCGTCGTCATGGTTGTCCTCCTGATTGGGCTTGCTGGGCGGCCTCGTCGAGGGCGTCCCTCATCATCTGATTGACGGTCGGTGCCGCCGCCTGTGCGGCGGGCAGCAGGAACGGCCGCGTCGCTTGCATGGCCCGCGCGCCCTTGCGGCCGAACACGGGGTGCTTGAACTCGGGGCCGCGGGTGGTCAAATCCTCATACGCCCTGGCGTGCGGGGCTATCCGACCATTCACCGTGACCTTCACGCCTTCCCGTCCCTGCCGGAAGCTGGTGGTGACCCGCATGGCCCCGGGGATGCGGGTGGACCACGATGCGCGGCCCATGGCGTCCCGCATGATGGCCTGCCCCGCGGCCCGCAGCTTCGGGCGCAAAGCCCGCCGCGTCGCCTCGGGCAAAGCCCGCATATCCCGGGCGATGACCGCCGCGAAGGTCGGCGGCTGGAACAGAGGCGGGGTGCTCACACGATCACCACCGTGACCACCAGCGTCATGACCACCATGGCGCCGCGGCCCTGCTGGATGTCCTGCGCGAACGTGCAGTCAGGGCCGAGAACAGGATCGGCGCCCAGTGCGCGCAGCCCGTCGACCACCCCGGCGAGGTGACCGAGCATCACCTGCACCCTGTCGCGGCGGGCCGCCAAGTCATCCCCACCCTTGGACGTGATCATGACCGGGATCGTGATGGTCTCCCGGTAACGGGGGGACAGCCCCTCGGCGAGCAGGTTGGTCGTCACGTCAAGGTCCGGTAGCGGCTGGCCGATCATCATGTTGTCGTCGGGCAGGTCCAGGTACGCCCGAGGTCCGTCGTGCACCCTGACCAGCGGCTCCGCGACGAGGGCGGTCTGCAAACCGGTGACCATCGCCGTCAGTACTGAGTTCATTCGAGAAACGAAGATCGCCACCGGTCACCACATCTTGTAGGGGTTCATGAGCTGGTCCGCCTGCCTGGGAACGGCGAAACCACCGAGCTGCACCGTGTCACCACCGGCGTCGTAGTTGCCGCCCCGGTAGATCGTCGACCACGTCCACCCGCCGATGATCAAGGCCGCCGTGTTCAGCGGCTCCGGGGTTGGGTTCCAACCGACCACGGCATTCACCGTGTAGAAGGTGGCGCCTCGACCTTCGCCTGGACCGACCCCCCGGTTGCCCCTCAGTGCGACGACACCAGCCCCGAGATCCGAGCGGTCAAGGTCCACAACCACAGGACCAGCGGCGCCTGCCACTGAGGTCACGGACTGCACCGGCCGTACCCGTAGGCACAGCAGGTTCCCACTGGTGACCTCCCGGCGAATGGTGCGGGCCTGCGGTGCCAGCGGCCCGCACCATTCGGCCACCGTGGCCACCCCCACATCGAAACACCGGATCAGCGCGGCATCCCTGGCCGCGTCCAGCCCCCCGGCGATGCCCAGGTGCACCCGAAGGTCCTGGGCTGTGACGATCACCGGGTCTCGACTACCTCGCCACCGCGCTGTACCGCGCCGGCGATCTTCTCGTAGCCCGGCGTCTGGTCGGCGGTGCCGTCAGTCCGCACCGAGGCGACCGCAACGACGTCGACAGTCTTCGCGACTCCCAGGCGCTTGGACAGATCCTCGGTGTCCTTGCCAGTGAGGAAGCCCGCGGCGCCGGGCACCTCACTGGGGGTGGCTCCCGAGACGTCCAGGGCTGGGTCGACGTCGGGCGTGGTGCTGGTCTTGCTGGTGTTCGTGCTCTGCGCCATGGCGCTGCCTCCTCAGGCGGTGGTGTGGAACGGAAATGGGGTGGGGCACGTCCGGCGGGGCGCTCGTCACGCCCCGCCGAACGGGGTCACACAGCCTTGATCGTCAGCGCACGGGCGGCAGCCGCGTCGTCCACCCGCGAGTCGTAGCGGGCGAAGGACAGGAACCCCACCTGCAGGAAGTCTGCGTAGCGCTCGGTGAGACGCAGCAGCTGCGACCCAGCGACCTCCCGGACGATGAAGGCCCGCTTGATGTCGCCGAAGACCACAGGCTTGGCTCCGAGCCCGAAGACGTCCATGTTCTCGTCGATGGCGTACGGCCGGCCGTTGATCGCCGACGGCACACCCGCGGCGGTCGCGGGCTGCCAGATGTACTGGCCCTGCGTGTCCTTGACCTTGCGGAGCTCCCTGAGCGCGGAGTCAGCGAGGACGTACATGCCGCGGTTCCGGTAGGCCGAGTTCACCGCGTGCTCGAGGTCGATCAGGTCATCGAACGTGATCTTGTTGACCGTGGCGGTGGTGACCGCGGCCAGGCCCGGGACGAGTCCCTGCGGCTGGTCAACACCTGTGCCGTTGATCAGGTACGGCGCCAGTGCGCGGCCGAGGCGCTCACCCTGCTTGACGGGCAGCCAGGCGTCGAGGTTGAACACGCTGTCCTGCAACAATTGCAGGGACACGCGTGTGATCTTCGACGTGAACATGTGCGCCTTCAGCATCTTCGTGGCGAAGGCGAAGTCCAGCTCACCCGCCTGCACGTTCTCCGCGAGCAGCGCACCCGTGTTGTTCGTGTCGTCGTTCGACGGCCACGACAGATCGGCGCCGGTACCGGTCGGCAGCACAGTCGCCTCGTTGATGAGGCCGCCGAAGGCCTTCAGGCTCTCGGTCATCTTGTCCCAAAAATCCTTCGGGACCATGTACCCGCCGGCAGCGTCGGTGGCCACGGCCAGCGCGCGACCCTCGAGCTCCTGGTAACCGTCCTGCATCGCGCGCTGCTGGTCGCCGCTCAGCCGGCCGAGGCCGCGGCGCATGAAGCTGGAGAACGCCTCGCGGTAGGTGGCCTCCGGGTCCTCCGCCTTGGCGCCGGCGCCGGAGCGGTCCGTGGTGTCGTTGTCGCCGGGGTTGGCCGACGCGGAGCCCATGACGGCCTCCTGGCGGATCGCCCGCTCGACGAGTTCGATGTCGTTGCTGAGGCGCTCGGTGTCGTCGAGGGCGGCGCGGTACGCGGTGTCATCCTCGGGTGACATCTTGGCGTCGGCGGCGCGGGAGTCGAACTCCTTGACCTTGTCCCACGCGGCGGCGCGCTGGGTGAGCAGCTTGCGCAGCTTCTCGTTCATCAGGATCCCTTCGGGAGTCGGAAGCGGGCCGACAGCGCGGACGCGCGACGGTCCAGGTGTCCAGCGACACCCGGAACGGCGTCGTGGCTGGTCCGGGAGCCCCGGGTGGGGCGCTCGGTGTCCCCGCCGGCGGCGGGGGAGTCGTGGGCCGGGGCGAGCTCCGGCCGGCCAGCGGCCCGGCGGACCTCGATGGCCAGGGAACGCAGCCCGGCGTCCGTGGCCTCGTAGGCGGGGAACGTCACCGCCGACACCTCGAATAACTCGACCTTGAGAATCCGGCGGACCTCGACCTCGGCCTCCTGTCCGTCGCTCGTCGAAACCCGCTCGATCGTCCAAACGTCGTCAATGACGCGGAAGCCGAAGCTCATCCCGGTGATGCGGCCCCGGTCCAGGTTGCGGGTGAGGTCGCGGACGTAGCTCAGCTCCTGGTCGAGCTCGGAGTCGGTGGCCAACCCGGTGGCGTCTGTCGACAACGACAGGTCACCGGCCGCGATCCGCGATACGAGCAGGCTGGTGTCGTGGTCGACGAGCATGCACACCCTGGGCTCGGCCAGGGTGTCCGCGAAGGCCCCGCGGTCGATCTCCTCGTACCACCCCCACCGCAGCGGGTTGCCGATGGCGGTGCGCGAGTCGAACACGGCGGCGTGCCCAGTGAAGCGGGGTGGCACAGCGTCGTCGGCGGCCCGGACGACATGCAGCCCGGCGTCGCTCAGACCGAGGTCCCGGACCTCCCGCACGGCGACGTCACTGGATGGTGGCATCAGGGGCTCCCTGGGGTTGGTCGGTTGAGGTGTCAGCGGTGGTCCCGCCGTGGTTGATCAGGTACGGCTCGTCGCCCCACGGCACGGGCTTCAGATCTTCGAGGGCACGCGGCTCGTTCGGGACGAGCCACCCGCCGGTGATGCCCGCGTTGTAGAAGGCGGCGCGGGCCCGGGAGTCGCCCCGCAGCAAGCCGTTCGCGTCGAACTCGACCTTCACCCGGTCGTCCTGGACGTAGTCACGGGCGATGCGCTGCTCCAGCCGCTGCATCCACGGCTTGAGGGTCAGCACCACGAAGCTGGTGAACTGCTGCTCCATGCCGGAGCCCCAACTTGTGGACTTCTCCTGGTCGTTGACCATCCAGCCGGGAACCCCGTACAGCCGGGCGATCTCCGTGACGGAGAACTTCCGCTGCTCGAGGAACTGCGCGTCGGCGAAGCTCATGCTCAGCGGGTACGGCTTGACCCCGGAGTGGAACACCGCGACGCGGCCGACCCCATCGGTGCCCGACAGGCGGGCCTGGATCTTCGTCTCCATCTCGGCAGCGACCTCGGGGGCGAGGCGCGCCTCCGTCGTCAGCGCCACCGGCGCCACCAGGCCGCGGTCGAACAGGGTGGCAGCCGCGCGCTCCCCGGCGGCAGCAAGCTCGAACGTTCGGCGCATTTGCGCCACCACCGACAGCCCGCGCACGCCGTCGTGGCTCATGGCCGCGGTGTGCGAGACGTCCAATGAGGACAGGGTCTCGCCGTTGTACAGGAAGCGAACCCGGCGGCGCCCCTCGGGCGTGCGGTACACCTCCGGTGTCACCGACGTCGGCAGCAGCGGCTCCGTCTCCACGACCCGCAGCGACGGGGCACGCCACGTCCGGCCGAACGCATTGCCGTGCAGTACCAGGTGCAGCACCGTCGTCTCGATCAGCCCGTAACGCGTGAGCACTGAGTCCGTGCCCGGGAGCCCGTCGAGCTCCACCCGGGCCCGGGTGTCCCGGTTCGTGCCCCGCAGCGGGCACCCAGCGATCGCACCAGCGATGATCTGCGCGCACCGGAACGCCGCTCCGATGCGGAGCGGCGCACCCTCACCCGGTACACCTGGCCCCCACAGATCCGACGCGGACGCCGACGACAGAGTCAGCGGGACGGCGGGGTTCTCCAATGGGCTCGAACGCTGCAGCAGGCCACGCACAGCCCTCACTGGCGCTCACCCGCCGGGGCCGGGCTGCGGAAGTGCTCGTCGCGGGTGAGCCCAACGCACGCGGCTAGCAGCAGTACACCGGCGGCGATTAGAGCCCAGCCAAGCCCAGCCAGCAAGAACACCCCAGCCACGACGCACGCTGCACCCAGGATGCCAATGGTGGTGGACAGCACGAGCACCACCCACCCTCAGTAGAAGAAGTCGTCGCTGGTGGCCTGACTAAGCACGTGCACGCCCATGCAGAGCGTGATCGCGGCGTCGATGTGCCTCTTGGACTTGCCCTTCGACAACGTGAAGCCCCGGTCCTGCTGGCGCTTCACCGCCGCGAGAACGTGTGCGGCAAGCTGCCCGTCGCCGTCGTGCACGATGGTCCCGGCCAGAATCATCTGGAACGCCAGCCCGCAGGCCGGGACCATGCGCGAAGGGTCCTGGTTGAACTCGACCGTCGGGATCCCGTCATCCTCGAGCATCCGCGCCGGGACCTCGAAGAAGCGTGGGTCGTACACCACGCCGATGAAGCCTCCGCCCAACGCGGCACCTCGGATGTAGGCCCACACCTCGACGTGGTCGATGCGGCCGCCGCTGTCCGCGGCCCGCCAGATCCGGGTCGTGATCGCGTAGCGACCATCGGGTAGCGCCTCGATACGCGAGACGGCCACCGAGTCCTGCTTCAGGGCCATGTCGACCACGAGCACCCAGGGGTGCTCGGTCGAGGACTCCCACGTGCCCTTGCAGTCGGCCCACGACGTGGGGTGCTCGGCCAGCCAGGAATCGTCGGCGATGTCGACGAACCGGTTCGCGTAGTAGCGGATCCACTCGTGCGAGGGCCACTCGGGCTTGCCCCAGTCGTTGACCCGGTCGGCCACTGACCACATCACGTCAGCAGCCTTGCTGGCGTCGCGCACCGCGATCTCTCGGTGCTCGCGCAGCCGGTAGTCCAGGCCGTCGCGCGCCTGCTGCCAGTCAAACAGCAGCCGAGGGGCCAGGCTCCGATCCCGCAGCGCTCGCTGGCCCAGGGTGTACATCTTCCCGAGCAGCGAGTTGTCCTTGTCGAAGCCGGCGGTGGACAGGTTGATGATCCGCCCCGACCCGCGACGGGTGTTGCGCTTGCGCGTGGACTTGCCGACCACGGTGCGCACGCGTGCCTTCGGGTCGCCGACGTCGCCCCACTCGTGCAGCTCGTCGCAGACTAGGAGGCTGGGCAGGCCGCCCTCGTTCGTCCCGGCGACTGCGGCCAGGCGACTGATGCTGCCGGGACGCCCGTCGGCGAACTTGATTTCCGTGTCGTAGACCTCGAACAATCCGAGCAGCGGCGCCGAGGTGACCTCGCCGTCGCGGCCGCCGCACATGATCTGCACCGCAGAGAACAGCCGGTTGGCCTGCTCGAAGCTCGCCGCGGCCACCTGGATCACCGGCGACTTCGGCGCGATCGACGACGGCCCGGCGAAGGCCAGCATCACCAGCGCCGCGACGAACTGGGTCTTGCCGTCGCCGGTGGCCGCAGCGCGCATGGCCTCGTCGTAGCGCCACTGGTCGCACCGCGGGCAGAACTCGTGCCAGCGGTAGACGAACAGCTTCTGGTCGGTGCGTAGCAGGAACGGCCGGCCGTGCCAATCACCCTCACCCAGGATGAGGTTGTCCTGGATCCACCGGACCGCGATCCCACCGAGCGATGGCCACATCCCGCCGGACTCCGGCTCCCACCCACATCGCTGACAGCCGTCAGCCGGCGGAGTACTCCCCGTCGACGACAGTGAGTCGGGGATCGGGCTCGTCGCCAACGTCGAGGTCGTCGTCACCACCCCCGTAGCGCTCGTTCAGCTCGGCCAGGCTGCGGCCGGTGGTCACCACGGCCAGGCCCAAGTCGGCGCGGTTCTTCGGACCGAGTCCCAACTGCCGCTCGTCCAGGCGCAGCGACGCTTCGAGCTTGAACGCGACGGCGTACATCGGGTGGGCCGTGAGCTGGCCGGTACTGCCGGAGACCAGCGGTTCGGCATCGGCCGTGGCCAGCAGGATCAGGTAGCGGTTCAAGTTCTTGATCCACCGCACGACCAGCGGAACCTCCGCCGATTGGACGATGCCAGCCACGGCGTCATCCCAGTACGCGGTCCACTGGCGCTTCGCCTCGGCCCGCAGCTTCGTCGGCATCGGCGGGCGGGTGACCTTCGCACCGACGAGCACTGCCGCGTGCGCCTGCTGACCGTTCCGGCGGTCCACCGCGGTGCCCGCGGGCTTCTTCGAGCGAGGCATCGCGCGTTCACCACCTCAAGGACGAAACGATCGCGATTTGGTACCACCAAAAAAGATGGCGGGGACGGGTCACACATCGTCGCAGGTCAGGGACTTTTACCCACCCCCCCGGGTCACGCACCCCGGACGGCTGCCGTGGCACCCCGGTTGCACGCCCGGTGCTCGGGTGCACGCGGACCGGGGGACTGGGCGTCGGGATGGCCTAGATCCCAGGTCGCGCCCGGTTGGATGCGCTCGTTGCAGCGTCGACAGTGGACCTCACCGGCTTCGACGAGCGGCGCCCAGTGCTGCCGCTCGAGCTGGTGCTCGCGGCCGTAGCCCCGGCGTGTCGTGGTGGGGAGCTTGGCTTGGCACGCGGGGCAGAGCTGGCCGGCGGTGAGACGGCCGCAGCCGGAGCAGATGCGGCGGTGGCTGCCGCGGATGGTCATCGATGGATGCCTGCGTTACGGGATGTGGACACACGTTCTCCGCTGGCAGTTAGAGGATGCATGCAGGTTAGAGCGTTGTCAACCCGACGCACGATCAGAGCCGCCACGCCCGGTCGAAGTCGGGGTGGTCGGCGTAGACACCAGCGAGGAACCGGGCGGATGCACCCCGTCCACCTTGCCGGGTGTAGTCCGCCAGGATCGCGCGCTTGGCGGCGACCTCGGCCAGCATGCGCGCGGCGATCCCCGCCGACCACACAACGACCGCGGACTCGTGGTACCGCCAGCCGGCATCAACGCTTGCGCTCTCCCCGCTGGCGCTGGGCGCCCAGACCCGGAGGTAGTCCTTGCCGCCGGCCTGGGACGACACTGCGACATTCGGCCTCGGCTCGCCCGGATCAACGTCTCCCGTATCGGGCTTGATCGTGATAGCCACCTCGGTCGGCCAAACTGCGTCGCGCATCCGCACGGCTAGGGCCTCGTCCTCGCGAAGGCGGGCGGTCAAGAACTCGACGATCGTCATGCGGGGATCCTCTCTCGAAGCGAGGCGTTGAGCGTCGCCCACACGGAACAGCGGTTGGTCGCTGGGCTCGATGCGCGTGGGGCTGACGCGATCGCCGTGTGCCCACGCCCGGACCGTGAGCTGGCCGCGCGCGTGCCACGAGCGGATGGTGCGCACGTTGACCGGCTCGCCGTGGGGATCCTGAAGCAGTCGGCTGAGCATGTGCGCGGGCACGAGCTGGTCAGCGACCGCGGTGAGCATGCGGTCGCGCAGGTCGGCCGACTCGTACTGGGTTAGGCATCGTGGGCAGCGCAGGTATGAGACATCGGGCAGGGCGTAGAGCTCGGTGCCGCAGTCGCAGCGTCCGCGGTAGGCCAGCGGTGGTCGGATGTCGATGAGCATGCGAGCCGAGGCGACCGCGTCGGTGATCCGGTCGTGCACCTCGAGCACGTCGGGCAGCCGGCGCAGCGCCAGCGGGTGCTCGGCCAGCCACACTGCGGCGATCTGCACACTGCTGGCGGCATCGGCCGTGAGCGCCGCCGGGTCGCGGACGTTGCCTCGTCCGAGGTCGACGAGGGCGCGCACGACCACGGGCCTGGCCACGACGACGTGCTGCGCCCGCTCGAGCCGGTCGACCACCTCGAGCAGCACCAACCCGAGCGCCGCGACGCGCTCGTCGATCGGCCAGTAGTCGCGCCGGCTCACACGCCCGGTACCGACACGGATGGGCAGCGGTGTGTCAGCGCTGCGACCGCCGGGTTGAGGGCTGCTGGTGCGGGCCTGACCGGCCCGGGTCACGCCGAGGTCGTCGACGAGTCCAGGCACGGCGCGCAGGTCGCGGACCAGGGCGTCGGTGCAGGTCGTGCACAGCCCGAGCCCGTCCTTCACCGGACGCGAGCAGTGCCCGCACTCGACGGTGCTCGCTGGCGTCATCGGCTGGTGACTCCTCGGTGGTCCAGGCGCAGGTGCTCGACGGCGCGCTGCTCGGCTTCGAGGGCGGTGCGTCCGCCGCCGATGGCGTCGCAGAGCTCGCATTCCCAGGTGGTGTGGCCGGTGTCCTCGAGCAGCGCGACGGCTTCGAGCAGCGGCAGCAGGGTCATGCGCTCAGCCACGGGCCACCTCTTCCGGCCACTGGATCGGCCGCATGCAGTCCTCGTGCCGAGCGAGCCTGGGAACGTCCCAGCCCAGGCGCTGAGCACCCATGGTGGCGAGCGTGAGCGCGTCCCACTCGTCGCCGCCGTGCGGCTCGGCGGACGGCCACAGCCTGGCCATCCCGGCGGCCACGTCGGTCTTGTCGCCGCGGCCGGAGCCGCTGGCGAACTTCTTCGCCGTGCTCGGGCTGACCGAGACGATCGGTACGCCGCGGCGCTGGCAGCCGTTGACGATCGACCACCAGACGTAGGCCCGATCCCACGCGCTGCCGCCGGTGCTGCCGTAGCTGGGCGCCTCGATCATCACAAGGGCGGTGTCGGCCTCGACGTGGGCGAGCACGCCGCGGACGAGGGCCCGGATCCGGTCACCGCGGCGGGCGAGGTTGTCGCCGGCCTTGCCGGTGCTGCGCACGGAGTGGAGCTCGGGGGTGAGGTCGTCGCGGTGGATGACGGCGACGCCTGTGCAGGTGAGCGAGCAGTCAAGGCCGATCACGGTGCTCATGCCCAGCCCCCAGTCGGATTGCTGTCGGCGAGTCGATCGATGTGGGCGGGGAAGTGCTCGAGGTCGGCACCGTCGGACCGCTGGCAGGTCTGGCCGGTGGGTGCGCCGCAGTGGCGACAGGGCACGGCGTTGGCCCGGGCGCGGTCCATGGCGAGCTGCAGGGTCGTCATCGGTGGCCGCCGACGGGTTTGTTGCGTGGCAGTCGCGTCAGCGCTGCTGCGAAACAACCCGAAATCGAGGGAGATTGGCGTACGCGATCGCGCGCGTAACTCAGCAGAAAGATTATCTCGCAGCGTAAGTAATGCACTTCGTCTCGTAAAGTACCGTTAAGCACGAAGTGCTTACGTACCGTTAAGTACGTAGTACTTACGTACCGTGCACTGCTTAGGGACGTGCTTAAAGCACGTGCTAGCGGCACTGCTTCCCGTAGTGCTTCGGGCACTGCTTGAGCACGTGCTCTCACGAGGGCTCCTCGTACTGCCAACAACCACACGCGGGGCCGTGGTTCTTGACGCACCCGCCCTTCTTGGCGCGCATCCTCCGGCCCTTAGACTCCTGGTCAGACATCTGATACTCGTCCCAATCGTGGATTCGGTAGCCGTCGGCGTCCATCTCCCAAAGCCCCGCCTTGACGAGCTTCACGGCGTCAGCGCGTGTTCCGCCGAGCCTGCGAAGGACGTTTCTTGGAACGTGTCCGCTGGTGCCATGTGCCCCTGCGAAGCACATGGACGTGAGGTGCAGGACGACCGCGCGGTGGTCCCCATCCTCGGTTAAATCGAGCACTTTTGGGTTGTCAAACATGGCGGTGTCGAGGCGGATCCAGGGCAATTTCACCGGGCGTCCACCGCCCATTCTTCGGGCGTGCGCGGCCCTCTATTGCTATCCATGGGGCTATTCATGGGGCTTCCTCCGTTGGTCGTACTGGTCGTGTCCCGGCGGTGGCGGCCCACCCGGCGCAGAGGTCGGCGGGGCGCCCGTCGGCCTTCCATGAGCGGTCGCCGCGCTGCACCGGCTGGTAGTCCAGGGGGTCGCCCGGGTGGTGCTGATCGGTGTCGGGATGGGTCCAGTACCAGGCGCTCGCCGTTGCACTTCCAGCAGAGGCTCATACGGCACCACGCGCCCGGACGGTCTGCACGCGCACGGGCAGGTTCTCCTGCCGGGCGATGCGGAGCACGACGAGCGGCGTCTCGCGGGTGCAGTCGGCGATCTGGGCGAGGGACAGCCCCTGACCGTGCAGGTGACGGACGAGCAGGCCGCGGTCGTGCTGGGTGAGCGCCTCGGCGGGCATCTGCTGCCGCAGCGCGAGCCGGTACTGCAGGGGGTTCTCGGGTCGGGGCATGGGTACGTCTCTCTCGAGGTTGGGTGGCGACCGCGCACGGCAGCCCGGCGCTCGCCCGCCGGGCAGCCGTGGGGCTCAGTCGTTGAACGGGTCGTCCGGGTCGCCGACCTGCCCGTCGCCGTCGCCCACCGGGAACAGGGCGGGCGGCTCTGCTGGTCGGTCGCTCTTGTCCCCGATCCACACGCTGTCGACGGTCATGCGCGCGACGTGTCGGATCTCGCCGTCCTTCATGCGCTCCCGGGTGACCGCGGTGCACGTGGCCTCGACAGTGAAGACCTTCTTCTCGTCGAGGGCTGGGGCGTCGTCGAGCTGGTCCATGCCCATGCCGGCGAATTTGATCCGGTGGGCGTCGATGAGGGCTTCGGGTGGGGGATTGGTGGTCATCAGTTCTCCTTAGTGGTGGGTGTGAGCAGACCGGTCAGCGCCTCGAGCAGGTCGCCGCTGCGGCCGAGCTCCTCGAGGGTGTCGATGAGCACGGATGCCTCGGTCTTCGTGAGGTCGTTGGCGGAGGTCAGCTCGCGGTTGACGATGTGGCTACTTACGGTCATGCGGCCCTCGCGCGGGCTGAGCCCGGCGTCCTGGCAGACCGGCTCGAGGTCCACCTCGTTGAAGATGGCCATAATCTTCTTCAGCTGCGCTTCCGTGACCGCAGTGTCACCGGCCGCAGCATCCTGCTGCTGGTCCTCCGACGTGGGTTCGTCGTAGCCGTCCTCACCCGGCAGAGGCGGACCCGCGGTCTCGGCCTCCTGAGAGGGCTGCTCGGCGGGGGTCTCGATGGCCTTGGTGGGCTGCGCCTGCTTGCGCGGGGCAGTGCGGCGACGGGCCGTGGCGGCGGGCTCGTTGGCAACGGGGCCGTCGGCGCGCTCGGCTTGGGCCACAACGGGGGCCTGGCCCGCCGTCTCGATGCCGTCCTCGAGCTCGTCGATCGTGGAGAGCCCGGCGATCGCGTCGGCGAACAACCGGCGGCACAGCCGCGATGTGGCGCGGGCGACGAGCTTGTCTTCGGGGTAGCCGCCGAGGTCGATCTTCGCTCTGCGCGCCTGGTCAGCGGTGAAGGCGACGCGTGTCCACTCCGACTGCTCGCGACGACGACCCTCAACGACGACCCTGGTGTCGGTCATGTCGATGTACCGGATCTCGTGGCCGGCATCCTGGGCCATAGCCCGCATCAGCTCGGCGCTCTGACCGGGCTTGCCCTTCACCACGTGGATGTGGCGCAGCGCGGCCATGGGGGCGATGCCCATCTCACGGCCGGTGAGGATCGCCGCGGCGACGGCGGCGGGCTTGCGCCGCATGGCCTCCGGGACGAAGTCGGTCTCGGCGATGTATTCGCTGAGCTTCACGACGTCAGCCATGGCCGTCATCCAGGAGTCAAGCTGGGCGAACTTCTGCTCGGCGGCGGTGGCGACTGGTCGGGCGCCGTAGGTAACGAGCTCGGTCATGCGATCTTCTCCTCGGTGGTGTGTGGGGGGGCTTCGAGGGCCTCGCCGACGAGGTCGCGGGCCTCGTCACAGAAGGCCTTGATCTGCTGGGCGTAGAGCAGCGACCGGAACTGAACATGGCCGGCCTCGACGGGCACGAGCGAGTACCCGTCCGCGCGGACGTGGATGACTCCGGTGCGCTCGACGGTCGGTACGGGTTGCTCCTCGCCCTGGTCGTCGACGTACCGATCGGCGTAGCGGTAGCCCGCGAGCTGCAGCGCGGTCTCGCCGAACACGCCGGACCTCGAGGTCTTTACGTCGAGTAGCCAGCGCTGGGTGGCGCCCGCACGGAACGGGTGGGCCAGGTCGGCGATGAGGTCGAGCGTCCCGGCGTAGCCGTGCTTGTGGCTGACGATGACGGCCTCGGCGAGCACGGGTTGCACGTCCCACTCGTCGAGGAAGCGCACGTAGGACTCGACGTGGCCGCGCAGCTCCTCGGGGACGGTGATCTCTTCGCCGAGCGCGAGCTTCTCCGCGAGCGCGTGCACCGCGGTGCCCTTGTTCGCGGCGGCGTCGCGGTCGGCGTAGCGGGCCTTCTGCAGCAGCTTGAGCCGCTCGGTCCCGCGCAACGCTCCGAGCTCGTCCCAGTGGTCGACGGCGTACTCGGCGGTGGTGTTGGCAGCCCAGTTCAGCAGGGCGGGTTTGGGGATTCCGTCGCCGATGATGGTGGTGACGCCGGGGACCTTGGCCCCGTTGGCGTCGACGTAGGAGTGGCCGCGGCCGTGGTTCTTCCGGCGCACGGGTGGTGCGAAGACGGGCATCAGCTCTCCTGGGTGGTGGGTAGGCAGTCCGGCGTGCGCTCGCGTTGTGTACGGCGGTACTTGCGTTGCTGCTCGGCCTGCGAGTGGCGGCTCGGGTCGTGGTTGTCGCACAGACCGATCGAGGCCTTGACTGGGCGGTTACAGGTCTGCCCCGCTCGCGCGCCCTGCCGCAACACGGTGGTGCACGGCACCCGGGCTGGTCGCCCGGGGGCCGCCGGAGTGACACGGCCCAGACCGTTGAAGCGCAGCGTGGCTGCCTTCTCGACCGGGATTGAGGCGGGCTTCGGCGCGGGCTTCGGCGCGAGCACGGCTAGGGCCTCGGCGTGCCCGGTCGTCCAGTGCGCGCGGAGCAGTCCGTGGGTCTCGCCGTCCTCGCTGCTGCGGAACACCTCGCTGCACACGCGGCATCGGAGTGCGAGCTCGTGTGAGGCCAGCGGTGTCACGTAGGCGCCGAGCTGGAAGATCATCGGCCCGACGAGCGGCGCGGGCTTCGGCGCGCTCTTGCCCGTGTGGAAACCCCTCACCGGTTCACCGCCCACCAGTACGCAGCGGCGAGCACGGCGCCGCTGACGAAGCACGCCAGCGCGGCGACCACGCGCCACAGCGGGCCGACGTCGACGACGGGCAGGCTGCCGTCCTCGAACCACGGGCACGTGCACGTCGACGACCAGCCGCAGTACGTCGCGCTCTCGTCGCGGTGAAGGTGATCCCGGGCCGGGTGGTCGCACATGCACACGGCGGCGCCGCCCGTATCGACCACGGCGGTTATGAGCTGCTCGCGGGCGCTAATCACGGTCTGTCAGTCCTCTCCTGGTTCATGGCTGCGAGCTCGTCGGCCCACTGATCGAGGTCGGGGGTGTGGTCGTCACGGCGGGCCTGGCGACTGCGGTCGGCCAGCACTTCGGAGGCGATCAGCAGGGACAGCACGAGGAAGCACAGCCACCACACGGCGCCGGTGGTGGCGAGCAGCACGACGAGCAGCGCCCAGGCCGTCACAGCAGGCCGCCGTCACGGAGCACGGATTCCGCTACGTCGATGCGCGCCCAGACCGCCGGGTCACCGCCAACGTCGGGGTGGTGGGCGCGCTTCGCCGCGCGCAGCACGTTCCGGTTGCTGACGAGAGCGGACTCGCCGGTTAGCTCGAGCAGCCAGCGCACCGCATCGTCCGCCGAGGCGAAGCCGGGCACCGCCGACGGCGCGTTCCCGCCCGGACCCTCGATCGCCCGGAACCCGGCGTACTGCTGGCCCTGCGCGGCGCCCCACCGACCGACAGCCCGGAGCGCTTCGAGGGTGAGGGCGATCGCGCGGAGGTTGGCCTGCCAGGATTCCAGGCCGTGGCTGTACTGCCGCTCGTAGGTGTCGGTTGCCCACGAGCGGGGTCCGCTAGCCGTGACGACCGCGAGCTGCACACCGGGGTGCTCGATGCGCGCCTTGGCCCGCAGCATGCCGTCTAGCCGGACGTCACCTGGGTTGCCGGTCACGACGCCGATCACGGGGGTACCGGTGCAACCCAGATGCTCAAGCTCGGTGTCGAGCAGCTGCAGGGTCTCCTTGTGACTTGCACGGAAGGAAAGAGCGCTGCGGCGATCCGTGGTCTCGGGGTGCGGCCAGCGGGCCAGCGCCTCGGTCTGGTACCTCACAACGCACACGCCAGACGGGCGGCCGCGTCGACGTCGTGCTGGTCGCCGAGCTCGGTGCCCCAGGATCCGAGGACGGCGGCAAGGTCGGTGCGGTCGACCGCGACGAGACCGGCGTCGCGTAGGGCGGTGAGGGCCTCGTCGGCAACGTGCCCGGCAGCGCCGCGGCGCTTGCCGCAGGCGCACGCTTGCGTGTCGTAGTCCCACATGTGGTCCTGGACAACACCCAAGATGACGGCGCGGGCCGTCTTCTGGGCGGCTCACGAGGACACCGCCCGACGGTCTATCGCCTGGATCCACGCGACCAGCACGGCCGCGGTCTGCACCAGCTCGGTGCGCAGCGCGGCGGTGTCACCGAGCGCGGCCGCCTCGACCGCCTCGGCGAGCTCCTCGACGGCGATGTGCGCCCACGCGCCCACGTCCTCGCCGAAAGCCAGGTTGCAGATCGTGCGGGCGGCCGACGCCGATGGCAGCAGGTGGGCCTCCGCCGTGGCGAGGACGCTCAACACTTTCGACGGGTGGGACAGCCACGTACCCACCACATCGGGGTAGTTCTGCTCACCCCACCGCGCGTCCTGACGCTCACGCTCGACCGCGACCTCGTCGAGCACGCGGAGAAGGTCGCTCATCACGCGGTCACCCGCGTTCGGCCGTGGCCCCCGCCAGGTGCGTGCGCGGCCGGCGACCAAGTCAGCCGCACCCCGGCGTCGTCGGACCACTGCGGTTCCGGCGCGTGCTCGGGCCACACCGCCGCGATCGGGTCGCCCGCGCACCGTTCGCACGTCGCACTCAGCTCGCTGATAGCGGCGCGGGCGTCGCACGCCCGGCACACACGATGCACGTTCAGCGTCGGGCGACTGCACCCGTCGCACGGGACGGTGCGCCCCTCGCGCGGCTGGTGTGTGGCAACCTCGGTGGTGCTCATCAGATTCCTCCTGGTGGGTCGTGCCCCCGGCGTTCGCGCGCGCGGGGGTTCTCTCGTGGATGCGATCGGGTCAGGCCGTGCGCGCCGGCGCGGAGCGCAAGCGGCGTTCCATGTACTTCTCCAGCTCCGCCACCGGGATCCGGGTCATGACCCGGCCGATCCCCGCGTCGAAGGACCGCAACTCGCCCGCGGCGATCAGGTCGTAGACGTGGGTGCGGCCGCAGTCGAGGTGCTTCGCCGCGTTCGCCACCGACAGGGCACGGGGGACGGTGGTCACGCGGGGACCTTCTGAGACATGGAGTGAGCACCACTTGTCGCAGCGGGCACAGGCACAGCCTCGCGCTCTTCGAAGAGGTCCTCCCACGGCACGTCGAGACGGCTGGCGATGTTCATGGCCAGGTCCTCGGTGAGGTTGCGGAGCTGCCCGGTCTCGATGAGGTGGATGGCCGACTGGCTGCAGCGACAGAGCATCGCAAGCTCGCGCTGCGAGTAGCGCCGCTGCTTGCGCCAGCGTCTGACCTGGTCCGGTTGCCTGACGCGCATCCAGATCTCCCGTCGTCGTCGTGGGGGTCGTCGTCTGAGATTCGCCACTGTGCTCCTCTGTCGTCGGAATGACAAGCGAAGCATGCGTCATGCGCGATTACTCGTCAAGTTGATGAGTGGAGAAAGTCCAGTACGCCACCCGTAAGGTGCCGAGTTACTTGTTTCGAGTGCTGGCGCGGGGACTTCAACCAGCGACCAGTAGTCAGGGAGGTTCGTGCCGTGAACGAGCAGCCGAGGTCCCTATACGACCTCGCGACCACCGCAGTGGCGCGCCATGAAGGCGCATCCGGTCGAGAGCTCGCACGTAAGGCGACCGATGCAGGCTTCACCATCGCGAGCACGACGATCAACCACATCCTGGCCGGTACCTATCGGAGCCGTCCGGGCAAGGCAACCTTGGATGCCTTCGCCTGGCTCGCCGGCGTTGCGCCGGCGGTGGCCTACGCCGCTGCTGGCGAAATCGTCAGCAACCGACCCTTCGCCGACGAGCTGCCGCCCGAGGCTGACAAGCTCACCCCGAAGCAGCGCGCCGCCGTCATCACGGTCATCCGCGCGCTGCTCGACCCCGGGGTGTCGACGGCCGGCTGGGACGCGGGCTCGCGAGCCACCAAGGTGGACGAGGATGCGCGCTACGAGCGCTTCCTCGGAGGCTTCGAACGGTTCGATGCGCTGGCTGAGCGCCGGTTCCGCCAGCGCCAGCAAGACGAGTACGACGCAGGAATCGGCCGCGCCGCTCGGCGCGGCGAGAGCACAGCGGACACAATGCGCAAAGCGGCCGACAGGGATGCAGAACGACCGGACGACCCGGGTCCCGACGACGGGGCATGAACAGCTCAACGGGGAGACGAAGATGAAGCGAATGATCGCGGCTGCTGCCGCTGCGGTGGTGGCGCTCACGGCGGGCTGCTCCGGCTCGGACGCGGCTGGGCCGCCGGCGACTGCAACGACGGTAGCGCCGGCTACCACGACCACATCAACCACAGCCGCTCCTGCGACGACGTCCAGACCGACGTCGAACACCGCATCAGCGACCGCCGTCGCGAGCATCGCCAACGCTTACACGGCACAGCTCACCGCGCTGAAGGTAGACCCGACAGGCACCGGACCGTGCGGCAATCCGGACCTGGCGTTCGGCTCCGTGTGCGCCGCCAGGCTGACCGCGATCGTGAAGCTTGAGATCAAGGTAAAAGAGGCCATCAGCTCCGCACCGGGCGGCCCGGGCAGGTACGCGCAGGCGCTCGCGGCGATCAACGTCTCCAACGACGCCTCGGCCAAATACGCCTCACTGCGCTGCTACGCCGGGGCTCCGGCTGACGGTGCCAGCAAACTCCAGTGCTCGACGGCCATGCTCACCATCGGTGGGATACAGATTAACTCGCTAATCGGCGCGCTCGTCAGCGCCGAGCAGTGACGGGTCCCGAACACGGGGCATGAACAGCGCGAGGAGGAGTAGATGACCAGCACACCGCCAGAGGTTCCGGAGGACGACGAGGCGCGGGCGCGCCGCGAGCTCAGCGAGCGCCGGCAGGCGGCCGCGCGTGACCGGCCCCCGGCGTCGTCGAATTGGCGAAGCAAGAAGCAGTGGATCGCCGCCGGCGTGCTTGGCGCGTTGGCGATCGGCGTCGGGGTGGCAGTGGATGCGACGAAGCAAAACCCCTCGGAGCGGGGGACTAGCCCGCTACAGGATGCGGCTGACCTCACGTCAACGCCCGCTGCACAGGACGCTACCTTCACGCTGTCCGGGGGGATCACGCTCTCCGACTCCGGCATCCGTGGCACCGCGACTGATTGCTACGGCACCGGCGGCTATAACGACCTCAGCGTCGGGCTCGGCGTCACTGTCTACGACGCTGGCGGGAAGATCGTCGCAACCGGATCTCTCGAGTCCAGTGAGGGCCGCGGAACGGAACTCTCCGGTGGAGGCCCTCCCCTTCTGCTCAGCTGCAGGTTCGAGGTGCGGGTGTACAAGGTGCCGAAGGGGTCGGACTTCTACCAGGTGGAGGTCGGTCGCCGCGGCAAGATCACTGTGAGCGCCAAGCAAGCCACCTCTGGGGCCTTCCGGGCGACGTTGGGCTAAGCGGGGACGTTTCGTCGGGGTATGTCCGCATGGTTCGGTTCATGCCCCGCTACCACCCCTGGCGTCACCTCCGCGACGAGCACCCCGACGTCCACGTCACGTTCCACGTGCCTGTCCCCGGCGGAGTCCTGGGGTGGTGGCACCGGGCCGGACTCGGGATCCGACCCGGGCTCACCCAGGCGCAGCGGCGCAGCACCATCGCCCACGAGCTCGTGCACCTCGAGCGCGGGGAGACGTGCGGGATGAGCCGGGCGCACCTTGCCGGGCACGAGCTGCAGGTGGAGCAGCAGGCCGCCGAGCGGCTCATGCCGCTCGACGAGCTACTGGACGCGATCCAGTGGGGACAGGGCGAACCCGACCCCGACGAGCTGCAGGTGGACCCGGTGGCACTGCTGGTGCGGGTACGCGGGCTCACCGACGAAGAACGGCACTGGATCGACGACAAGCTGGAGGAAAGGTCCCGATGAGCACCGAGCAGCAGGCTGGCTGACGTGGCCTCCTATCGGCGGCTGCCATCCCGGCTGTGGCAGGCCACGGTCCGCCTACCCGACGGGCGCCGCATCACCCGTACCGACCCGCTGAAGGCCGTCGTCACCGCTTGGGCGAAGGAGACCGAGACAGCCGCCCACCGCGGGGAGTACACCGAGCCCACCCGGCGAGCGCTCACCGTCGGACAATGGCAGGCCGAATGGTCCGCCGGTCGCGTCGTCGAGCCCGAAACCGGCCGTCGAGACCGGTCCTCGTGGGAGAACCACCTGCAGGCCACGTTCGCCGACGTGCCGCTGCGCCAGCTCGGGCGGGCACAGGTCGCCACCTGGGTCCGCGCACGGCTCGACGCCGGCGCCCGGCCCGTGGCCACCGCGAAGGCCCTGGACTACCTAAAGGTGCTCCTCGAGGGTGCTGTCATCGAAGGTGTCGTCTCGGCGAACGCTGCCCGCACTGTGAGCCCCCCGCCGACCCGGGAGAAGCTTCCCGACTGGTTCAGCCACGCCGAGGTCGACGCCCTCTGCGCCGCCATGCGCCACCACCCCGACCAGGTGATGACACGGCTCATGTGCTGGGCCGGACTCCGGTGGGGGGAGGCCGCCGGACTCCGCGTGCGAGACATCGACGCCCTGCGCAGCGTCGTGCACGTCCGCCGGGCCATGAGCCAGGTCGACGGGATCAAGGAGTGGCCGAAGACGAAGAGTTCGGTGCGGGAGGTTCCCATCCCCGGGTGGCTCGGCGAGCAGATCAGCGTGCTCGTCGACGGTCGGGGCGATGATGACCTGGTGTTCACCACCCGACGGCAGGCGCGGCCGCTGTCCGGCGCGAACTGGCGAGTGATGTTCGAGGCCGCGAAGTCGGCGGCGGGGATCCGGCACGGCACGCCGCACACGTGCCGGCACACCGCCGCGTCGTGGCTCGTGCAGGCCGGGGTGCCGCTGCTCGAGGTCGCCCGGCAGCTCGGCCACTCCAGCATCCAGATGACCATTCGGTACGCGCATCTGGCGCCTGACAACCACGCCGCGGTGACCAGCGCGTGGTCTACCATGACGCACCAGTGACGCACGAGCACGGCACCCGCGGGGGCTGCGAGCTGCTGACCAGCACCGGAGCCGAAGGGCACGTAGTCCCGATGACCCACCACGTGGAGTGCATCGCCCTGTTCACCCCGCAAAGTTCAGCGTCCTCCGTAGACTGA